CCTGATGTTGTTATTACCAAAAAACGTAGTGGTGGTACTGATTATGGTTGGTCTACTTGGCATAAAGATTTAGGTGGGAACTACGGAATTTGGTTGGATAAAACAAGTGCTAGAAATATTTCGATGTGGGATGGATACACAAACTTTTCTTCAACTGTATTTTCACCGCCTGATTTGTTGTACGGAAACGAAAACGGGGCAACTTACATAAATTACTGTTTTGCAGAAATAGAAGGCTACTCATCATTCGGTAGCTACACAGGTAACGGCTCTTCTGATGGTCCATTTATCTACACAGGATTCAGACCTGCTTGGATAATGGTTAAACGATATACAGCAACCGGTAATTGGCAGATGTTTGATTCTAGTAGAGATTTATATAACCCAGAAAACGGAAGACTTTACGCTAATTTAGTTGATGCTGAAAACGACCAAAATAGTGTTGATTTCGTATCTAATGGTTTTAAATTAAGAGATACATCAGGCGATAACAACTCAAGCGGTCAAAGTTACATCTACATGGCATTTGCCGAGAATCCTTTTAAAAACGCTAATGCGAGGTAAACAATGTATTACTTAGGAAGTACAGTATTAAGACTTAACTCACCATTTACGATAGGCGGTACTCAGTATCCCTCTAACTGGCTGACAGTCTCTACTGAGGCAGACAGAACATCGTTAGGGATTACATGGGTTGCTGATCCAGTCAGAGCAGACGATAGGTTCTACTGGAACGGTGACGCTACCATGCCTAAAGCCCTAGAGGATGTTGATGCTGTTGATGAGAATGGTGATCCACTATGGGTGCAAGAGCTAGACAACTCTGATCCATTGAATCCTGTGATGGTTGACACTACTGAGCGTCTAGTGACTAGAGGTTTAAAGTACACATGGATTGAACAGGTTAAAGACACAGCCGGTAAGATGCTGGCTCAGACTGACTGGATGGTAACTCGTAAGTTTGAACGTGATGTAGACATTCCTGCTGACGTAGTAACTAAACGTGCAGCTATTGTTGCTGAGTGTACTCGACTAGAAACAGCTATTACTGTAGCAGCAGATATGGATGCTTTTATTGCAGTAGTGCAAGACCAGAGGTGGTCTAATGAGTGATCCTAGATTAAAGAGAGCAGGTGTGTCAGGGTTTAACAAACCTAAGCGTACACCAAACCATCCTACTAAGTCACACGTTGTTGTGGCTAAAGAAGGTGACAAGGTTAAGACTATAAGGTTTGGTCAGCAAGGTGTGTCAGGTGCAGGTAAGTCTCCTAAGACAGCATCAGAAAAAGCTAGACGTAAATCATTTAAAGCGAGACACGCTAAGAATATATCTAAAGGTAAGATGTCAGCAGCATACTGGGCTAACAAGGAGAAGTGGTAATGGAAGATACCAATCAACAGTTAGGTAGGCTACAGGCTCAAGTAGAGTCTTTACAAAGACAGATGGAAGAACTACGCATAGATGTTAAGTGTATGTCTGATGTCGTTACTAAGTGGAAAGGTGCAGGTGCTTTACTGCTTATACTAGGTGCTTCACTAGGTTGGTTAGTAGATGCTATCGCTAGACGGTTATAAAAAATACTTGACTTTATTGTTAATATGTGGTATAATAACCATACAAGGTTGTAGTTCATTAGGACTAATTAAAGCAGCAATGCCAGGTAAATCTGGTACTAATGTTAATGCTAATGCTCAGGTAGGAAAAGAGAACACACAGCAGGTAGTAGGTCAACAAGACAACACCAAGATTGAAGGTGAGAATGTTAATGTTAGTCAAAAGGAAAACGACACCAGCATTAACACATCTAAAGTAGATAGCTTAATACAAAATAATACTAATGTACCGATGTGGTACTTATTGTTGTTGGTATTAGGGTGGTTACTTCCTAGTCCACAAGAGATATGGAATGGGTTCATCGGATCAATAGAAAGAATAATTCATGGCAAGAAACATAACAGCCGTAAAGACCAGAACTAACGACAGCGCAAAAGTTGATATGTATACTGTTCCAGCAAAAAACACTGCTGAGATACACATGATTTATATCTTAGCTACTGCTGGTAATGAGGACGCAGACTTGTACTGGTACGACAGTCACTCAACAACAGAGTATCCATTAGCTCATGCTAAAGCATTGCAAGCAACTAATGGTGAGTATTTGTTGTTAAAAGACTTACAGATAGATTTAAAAGAAAACGATGTAATTCGTGTTAAGAATAGCGGTACATCAAGCACGATTACTTACATAGTTACTATGAATTTAGCACCATCATTAGCAACACAATTTCACTCATAGATAGGAGATAGATATGCCAGGATACGGATACGGTAAACCAATGAAGAAGAAAAAGCCAGTAAAGAAAAAGAAGTAATGCCTAAGGCAAAGTCTAAAGTAAATCAGGCTGGTAACTATACTAAGCCTACGATGAGAAAGAGACTGTTTGAGCAGATTAAAGCTGGCAGTAAAGGCGGTAACGCTGGTCAGTGGTCTGCTCGTAAGGCGCAAATGTTAGCAAAGCAATACAAAGCTAAAGGAGGAGGTTATAAGTAATGCCTCTAAAGAAGTCACAGAAAAGCCTAAAGAAGTGGACTAAGCAAGAATGGAAAACTTCTGATGGTTCTCCTAGTAAAGGTAAGAAAAGATATTTACCTAAAGCAGCTTGGGATAGTTTATCTCCTTCTGAGAAAGCTGCTACCAACAAAGCTAAAGCTAAAGGTAATAAAAAAGGTAAACAGTTTGTTAAGCAGCCTAAAGCTATAGCAAAGAAAACCAAAAGGTTTAGATAATGAACTACTTAGATTTAGTTAATGACGTACTAATAAGACTTAGAGAAGATGAGGTAACTGCTACAACAGATACTCCATACGCTAAACTTATTGGTAAGTTTGTTAATGACGCTAAAAGAATGGTAGAAGATTCTTTTCAGTGGAATGTATTAACAGAAACATTAACAGTAACTACTGCTAATGATTTGTTTAACTATGTTCTTACTGGTTCTGGTCAACGGTTTAGAGTATTAGATGTTGTTCATTCTGAAGACGATGTATTTTTACAGCCTGTTACATCTAGCGTAATGACTAACTATCTTTTAAACGCATCAGTGCATAAAGGCTCACCATACTATTATAACTTTAATGGTGTTAATAATGGAGACACACAAGTAGATTTGTATCCAGTACCTGATGGTGTTTACAACATTTACTTTAACATCTTTAAACCACAGGTAGCATTAAGTGCTGGAGCAGACGAGTTACTTGTTCCTGCAGAGCCAGTAATTAAATATGCTTACGCACAGGCTGTAGCAGAACGAGGTGAAGATGGTGGACTAGCAGCACAAGAAGCTACTGCATTAGCTGATATATCTTTAGCGGATCATATAGCTATGGCAGCACATCGACAGAATGATGAATACATCTGGCATCAAGTCTAATGGCTGGTAGATTACAATCATCGACAATATCAGCACCAGGCTTTCTTGGTATTAACACACAAGAGAGTAGTGTTGATCTTGCGTCAGGCTATGCACTAGAAGCATACAATTGTGTCATAGATAAGTTTGGTCGTATTGGTGCTAGACGAGGTTGGCAGAAAGTAAACAGTTCTACTAACTCTGATCTAGTAGCAAACGACATTGAGTTTATTTATAACATACCTGAGACAGATGTAACGCTATGTGCTGGTAATGATTTAATACTTACCAGAGCTAGTGGAGCAAGTACATTAGTAACAGCAGTTAATACTACAGTATCTAATGCAGCAGGGACAGGTACAACAGCATACAGCATCACAGGTAATGATTGGATGGGTGCTAGTATTGTGTTCGGTGAAGGACCGGATGTTAGTCCTCATGCTTACTTAGCACAGGAAGGACACTTACCGTTAGTCTATCACAAACTAGGAGCTAGTCATGCACACACAGGTGCTTATGGTTTTAACTTACTTAGCGATGCTGGCTCAGTACCTACCACCTACGCTTCTGCTAGTGATTTTAAGCCTAATGTAGTTATAGGTGCATACGGTAGGACATGGTGGGCTGACATTGCTAACGATAAACAGACACTTTACTTTAGTGCGTTATTAGACGGTACTAACTTAGCAACAGGTGACTCAGGTTACTTGTCATTGATTGATGTGTTTCCTAACGGAGACGAGATAGTAGGACTAGCAGCACACAATGGTTTCTTAATTATATTTGGTAGAAGAAACATTGCTGTTTATGCTAACCCTATTGATGTTACTAGATTAGAGTTAGTAGACTTAGTAGCTAACGTAGGATGTATTGCTAGAGACAGTATTGTCAACACAGGTACGGATGTTATGTTCTTGTCTGACACAGGTGTAAGAAGTATTGCCCGTGTTATTCAGGAAAAGTCAGCACCTATTAATGACATATCGTTTAATGTTAGAGATGACTTAGTAGCATTTGTAGAATCAGAATCTAATAAAGAAAAGATTAAAGCAGCTTACTACCCTAAAGATGCTTTTTATATTTTAACACTACCAACATCTAAGTATGTATTTTGTTTTGATCTGCGAGGTAGACTACAGAATGGTGCAGCAAGGGTTACTATCTGGGATAGTATTGAACCCACCGCCCTACATGTCACTTATACAGGCGATCTTCTCATAGGTAAAGCAGGATACTTAGGTAAGTACTTTGGATTCTTAGATGACACAGCAAAGTACAGACTACGTTACTACACTAACTACTTTGACTTAGGTAGTCCAACAACTATGAAGTTCTTAAAGAAAGGTAACTTTGTAGTAGTAGGGGGTGTAGGGCAGGACGTAGCATTAAAGTATGGTTTTGATTACATTAACTCATATCGATCAATAACTAAGCAACTACGAACTGGTTCTGTTTATGAGTACAACATTGGTGAGTACGCTATTGCAGAGTTTTCTAGTGGTTTAGTTCTTGAAGAAGTGAACAGTAACTTAGGTGGTTCAGGTTCTATTATGCAATTAGGGTTTGAAGCAGATATAAATCAAAGTCCATTGTCAATACAAAAGATAGATATTTATGTTAAAGCAGGTAAAACAGTTTAGGGATTATTATGTCTGATTATACAAAAGCAACTAACTTTACATTAAAAGACGGATTAAGCAGTGGTGACGCAGGTAAGATTATTAAAGGATCAGAGATAGATGCAGAGTACACAGCTATTGCATCTGCTGTAACATCTAAAGCTGATCTAAATGGTCCTACGTTTACTGGAACACCTGCTGCACCTACAGCATCTTTTGGAACATCAAGCACACAATTAGCTACAACAGCTTTTGTTCAAGCTGGTTTAGCTGGTGCGTATCCTGTTGGTTCTATTTACATGAACGCTACTGTAGCAACTAACCCTGCTACGTTACTTGGGTTTGGTACTTGGGTAGCGTTTGGAGCAGGTAAAGTTCCTGTAGGTTTAAATGCTGCTGACTCAGACTTTGACACTGTAGAAGAAACTGGTGGTAGTAAAGATTCAATTATACCTACACACAACCATGCAGCAGGAACTCTTGTAAACGCTTCTGCTGGAGCGCACCAGCACACAACTGGAACAGGTAGATCAGCAAGTACTGCTGGTAGTACTGTAAGTTACTTTTCTGGATTACAAGGAGGAGCTTCTGGTACAGCTTTGTCAACTACAGATTCACAAGGCGCACACGTTCATACAATATCGGGTGACACAGCTAATGCAGGTGAATCAGCAACAGGTAAGAACTTACAACCGTACATCGTAGTTTATATGTGGAAGCGTACAGCTTAATTTTAAAAGGGCAAACAAATGTTAGGTAAAATAGGTGGTGGTATTATAGGAGCAGTAGGAGGTTATCTTGGAGGTAAGAAGATAGCTGACGGTTTAGGTAAACAAGGTGCGTTGATGCAAGCTGCTGGAGAAAAAGCAGCAGGTATGGCTCAGTTTAAACCTGTGGCAATGGTTGCTACTCCTTTTGGTTCTACTACTGGAACAGGTGGTTATACTGTATCTCCTGAAATACAAGCATTACAACAACAGTTATCAGGACTGTATAGTCAAAGTCTAGGACAGGCTGAACAGGCTCAAGGAATGATGCCACAGTTCCAACAAGCTGCTCAAGGTTTATTAGGTTTAGGTCAGCAATATATTTCACAGAGTCCTGAACAAGCTAGACAACAATATATGTCAGAACAGATGGCTGCCCTCCGTCCGTATGACATTGAAGAAGAACAGCGTTTAGCTTCTAGTGTGTTTGGTCGTGGACGAGGTGGACTAAGTGTTGGTGCTGGTGGACAACCAGAACTACAGGCTCTATCGGAATCAAGAAACAGACGTAACTTACAACTAGCTGCTGCTGCAGATCAAGCTGCACAACAACGTATTGGTTTTGGTGCAGGTTTATTTGGTCAAGGAGCAAAAACACTTGGTCAAGGTTATGGCATACAAGAACAAGCACTTGCTCCGACTGCTGCTTACTTAGGGTTACAAGAAGCTACAATGCAGCCAGCAAGACAACAGTACTTAGACTCACTAGAAGAAGCTAGACTACGTGCTGCTGCTGGAGCACAGGCAGGTAGCTTGTATATGGGAGGTGCTATACCTTCTGCTCAAGCTTATGGACAACAAGCTGGTGTACGTGGTGGTATGTTAGCTGGTTTAGGTCAAGGACTAGGGAGTTCTTTCTCAGGACTTTTTGGAAGTTCAGGAGGAGGAACTTCTAATTTAGCTAACTTAGGACGGATGGGTTAATTATGGCAAGTACAATAGCATCTTTGTTTGGTCCTTCTGCTGAAGAGATTGTTTACGAAAGACAGAAAGAAGAAAGAGACAGACAAGCACAACAATATCAGACTACATTGTCAGGACTACGTGACACTCCTGGAGCATCCACTGGTTACGCTCTAGGTTATCAGAGTGGTCAGGGGTTAGGTCAGGCTGTTGGTGGTTTGTTTGGTAAGTCAACGGAGCTAGAAGACCCTCGTTTAGCTAAAGCATTACAGATGAATCAAGCATTTGAAGGTATAACTGCTGCTGATTTGAGTGATCCAAACAAACTAGAATCACTAGCAGAAAAACTACAAACTCAAGGAAATACAGAAGCAGCTTTTAAATTACTTGATAGAGCAAGAACACTAAGGACTGCGATGACTCCTGATTTAAAGAGTCCTGGAACTAGGTTCCAATTAGCAGATGGTAATATAGTTACTGGAGGATATGTAGATGGCATGGCTGTAGGTGTCGATCAACAAGGTAATCGTTTTTCTTTAGGCGAAAACTATAGAGTTATTGGTGATGCTTCAGGCGCACCTAGTCCTGCAGAATTAACAAGCACAAGTGCTGCTTTAGAAAGAATAGGAGCAGATGATTGGGAGGATGATGGTTATCAAAATCAAGTTGCTAGTTTAGCAAAAACTATTCAAAATACAGACCCTAGTCAATCTTTAGGTTGGTATCAAGCTGTAGAGCAAGCTCACCTTGCAATACAACAACAAAACCAAACGGCACAAGAAGAACAAAAAGCACAAGATGCTTCTGACTTTATGATGAGTATAGGAATGCGTCCTGCTGGACAAGGAGAAACATTTGGTGTTGACGATAGAGGAATTGGTTACATTAAAAATGCTGATGGTCAAATTATTCTTAGAAGTAATAGAGTATTAACACGCTCTGAAATTAGAAATTACTTACCTGAGTATGAGGCTAGGCTAGATGCGTTAGGTGCTAACATGGGTCAAGGAACTCCTAGCTCTAAGTTAAGACCTCAAGGAAAGATTGGTGATACTTATGATTCATTTGGAGGCGTTGAATCAAGAAAACCACAAACAGGTAAACTAAGGTCTCAAGGAACTGCTACTGCTCCTAGACCACAAACAACTAAAATGAGGTAACATGGCAGCTATAAAACTACCTACATACGAAGAGTATAAGCAAAGGCTTGCTGCTAATACTCCTCTTATTAAGCCTGAAGAGATGGCTGATCCTGTAGCACAAGAAGAGCCAATAGATTATGACAGTCTTCCTAAAGTAGATTACATACCTGAAGGTGGTATAGAAATACCTAGACCAACTGCTCCTGAGATTATGTCTTATGGGTGGAATGTCAAAGGCATAACAGACTGGCAGAGTCTAGGTAAAATAGGCAGGATAAAAGGTTGGTTTAATGGAGGCATGTTTGATGGATCTGAGTACAAACAACTTGATGAATTTTATGGTGAAGATTTTAATAATTTAACTGAGTCAGAAAAAAGAGATAGAATAAATGAGGTTGACAGGTTAAATACAATTAGAAATAATTTTTCTGTTCTTGCTTACGGAGAAGATAATTCTTTATTAGCTGGTGCTTCTGGTTTTGTAGGGACGTTAGCAACACCTACTACTCTTGTTCCTGGTTTGTCATGGGCTAAGTATGGAGCAACAGGTCTTGGAGTTACCTCTGCTTTATTTGGGGGAGAGTATAACTTACTAGAACAGTACGCTAATAAAGGTAATGTTAATATGGGGGAGTTAGCAACTACAACAGCACTTGCTGGAGCAGGTGGTTTAGGTTTAGGACTAGCAGGTAAAGGCGTAATGCGTTTGTTAAACGGTGCAAAGCCTGTAGCTGTTTCTCAAAAAAGCATTGCTCAATCAGAAGCAGATCAGATACAAGATGCTATGGATGATGCTGTTATAGATGAGATACCGCCAGAAAAATTAAATGAATATGTAAAAGAAAAGACAGGGTTTTCTGATGATAAAGTAGTGAGTGCTACTGCTAATGCAGAAAGAAAGCCACAGCCTAGAAGTAAAGAAGAGATACTAGAGACTAGAGAAATTGAAAAGACAAGTATAGACGCAGATACTATCAACAGAAGTCCTACTGTTAATAGGTACGTTACTCCTATTATTGAAGGCTTTGCAAGAATAGACGAGAAGTTTAAACTAGATGGTTTATTAAAGAACAGAGTTAATCGTTACTTCTATCGTAGCTATACAAATGCTATGGATAAAATAACTCCATCACATAGTTTATTAAAAGGGTATAAGAAGATGCCCAAACAACAACAAGAATCTTTTGATAATTTACTTCTTAATCCTACCGAAGAAAACATAGCTGCTGCTGGTAAACTTCTTGATGACTATTCTCCTGTTAGTGCTAAAGAGCTACAGGATTTAATGACTAAAGTTAGACAGATGACAGACGAGTTAAAGGCTGCAGGTATAGACGTACCAGCTAATCCTAACTACATCCCTCGTATTGTTAAAGATTCAAAAGGACTTCAAAGGTTTCTTAATAAGAATCCAGAAGTTGATACTGTTGTACAGAAAGCATTAAAGCAAAGAGCGCAAGCACTTAAATTAAAAGACACTACTAAATTAAGTAATGAAGATAGAAACTTTATTATTAGTAACATACTACAAGGTAGACATGTTGGTACTAATAAAGCAGGTAAATTATATTCAAGAACAAAAAAGACTAGACCTAAAAGAGAAACATTTTTAGAGCCTCGTAAAATAAAACTAGTTAATAAAGAAATGCAAAAGTATTATGAGAATCCTTTAAATTCTACTATGCGTTATTTTATGGATGCTCATAAACTTATAGAAAAAAGAAACTTTTTCAATTACAAAAATACTAAGAACGCTACCATGAAGGGTACGGGTTTAGATTTAGAAAAATCTGCTACTAATTTTTTTAAAGATTTAGAAGATGCAAACCTAGATGATAATACTGTAACAAGACTTGAAGAAATGTTCAAAGCAATTTTTGTTGATGCTGACAGATCATTAGGTGGGGCACAGAAAGCATACAAAGACTTAGTTAATGCTTCACTGTTGGCTAATCCTTTATCAGCACTAACGCAGCTAGGTGATGTTACTTTAGGTGCTTGGAAATTAGGTGTTAAGAACGTAGCAAAAGGTTTAGTAGGCAGGGATGTAGACATTGTAAAAGATTTAAACATAGATCAAGCAATGTTAGAACATTTTTCTTCTGGTACTAGCATGACTAAATTAGTTGATGATATGCTAGAGCTTACTCAGTTTAAAAGAATGGACCGTTTAGGTAAAACATCTATTATAAATGGAGCGTGGAAAAACGTACAGAACAAAGTTAAAACTGACAAAGGAATTGCTCAGTTAAAAAAAGAATACGGTACTGCTTACGGTCCTGAGTTTAATAAATTTATATCTGATATTAAGAATGGAGAAATAACACCGCTTACAAAAGAGTATCTGTTTAATCAGTTAGCGGAGTTCCAACCTATTACTCCTGCTCAAATGCCAGAGGCATACTTAACAGCAAACAATGGTAGGCTACTATATACCTTACAAAGTTTTACTATTAAACAAGTAAATTTAATTAGAAAAAACATAGTAGAAGAAGTACAGAAAGGTAACTATAAACAAGCAGCTAAAAATTTATTAGGTTTTTCTTTATTGATACCTCCTTCAAACATGGCTATTGATTACGGTAAGGAAAGGTTATTAGGTAGAGATCCTGATTTTTCAGATGAGTTAGTTAGAAGGTACGCTAACAACGCACTTAAAGTGTTTGGTTCTTCTGAATATGCTGTTGATAGGTTACTTAAGACAGGTAAGCTAGGTGATTTTATTCAAGATACTTTCTTACCTCCTATGGAAATGTTTGACGGGTTGATTAAAACTGGTCAAGCAGCAATAGTTAATCAAGAATTTGATCCTGCTGTAACTGCACAGCTACCAATAGTAGGAAGACTCGCCCATTACTGGGTATTTGGTGGGCTAGAAGATTGGAACGAGAAACAGAAACAAAAAGATCGTAGAGAATATAACGAAAAATATGGTATCGATAAAAAGAAATATGGAATGGAAGGTTAACTATGGCTAGTGTATTCGATAAGTATCTAACTACAAACAAGTATCAGCAACAGAGAGATGCAAGTCCTGTGTTGTCTGCTATTAATCAAAGAAGGCAGCCTACATACGATGAGATACAGGAACAGGAAAGACTTAATCGTAAGGCAGGTGTTACCTTACCTAGATTTCAAGGTAGTCTTAAAGCAGGACAAGCCTTAAAAAATATAGGTGGTCTGACTTATGTAGTAGAAGATGGTGCTGCTGCTCCAACAGAAGAAACAGTATCTACTCCTAGAGGCATGAACTTATTTGAAGAAGCGCTTAGTCTTCCTGATGAACCTGCTCCACCTACATATCAAGGTGGTATGCCAGAGCGTAGACCAATGCAACCACCTGTGCGTTCTGAGCAAGGATTGTTTAATCCTCCTCAACCACAGATGCAACCACCTACAATAGATACAACCATTGATGATCTGATGTCACAGTTACAAGGCTACGGTAGACCACCTACTATGCCTGACTTTGATAAGCCTGCACAAAGAGACTTAGGTTTACCTGACTTCACTACTCCAGGATTTGCACCTCCAGGTTTAATGACTCCTCAGTTACCACAACCCAACGTACCTCAAGTAGCTATGCAGCCTAATGTTCCTGATACGCAGAGCGATACTTATACTACAACTGCTGAAGAAGCTATTATAAGAGGATCAACTAGTGACATGACAGATGAAGAGTTTGATGCGTACATTAATAATTATTACAATTCTCTTATGGGTAGATAATAGCATGGCACAAATAGTAGATCCAAATCCAATAAGATTTCTTGATGCCTTTGGTAATAAAATAGGTAGTGATGGCTTTGAAGCTGCAACAGGTATCTATGATTTTAACAAACAAGCTGACAGAACAGAGGCAGCTAATAAAGGGTTTTATAAGACAGGTGAAGCTGCTGTTGATCTAGCAAAAAGTACTTTTGATAGAGAACTTAGTCCTCAAGAAAAGTTATTAATTAAGCATGAAGGTTTTACTACTGTTCCTTATTTAGATACTGAAAGCATACCAACAATAGGCATAGGTCAGACAGGGCAGTACTTTGATCCGTTAGATATACAAACAGGATTTGAAGAAGCGGTGGCAGATAAAACTAATGCAGTAAAAGAAGAGTTTGATGATGCTTACAATTTAGCAGATGACACTAAACAAGGAGCATTACTAAGTTTAGTTTATCGAGGTGACACAAGAAATAAAAATACAGGTAACCTTTATCAGTGGGTAGGTAAGTATAAAAAGGCAGTAGATAGTGGTAAAAAAGCAGACATGAATAAAGCCTTTGAAGAGTTCTGGGATAACAAAGAATACAAAGACTTAATGGTTGATGATCCTGATGGTGGTGTCTTGACTAGGATAAGAGAAAACTCTAATATCTTATTTGGTAAGACTAAGTAATGGAACAGTTCATCATCAACTTCTGGGAGATCATATCAGGTCTTCTTATTGTAGTGTTCCTAGCAATAACTTGGAAGGCAGAAATTGGGGCGCGCATCTCAGTGTTAGAAGAGAAAGTACGCGCCCTGTTTGATCTAGTTAACAGTAAGAAAGATTAGATTTCACACACCCCTGCTGTACAAGCCAGTTGCTGTGCTCCTTCTACGTTGTCATCCTCTTCAGTAAGACTATCCCAATCAATAGTATCAGGCATCTTATGAAGCAGTTCCAAGTACTCTTCCTCGCTGCACTCTTCGTATGGTGCTTGGCGATATGTACCTCCATCATAGGGTAAGAAACTTACACCACTGATATCATCGAAGTTCTTCCAACACCAAGCCCCTACCTCTACCCACTCGTCCTCCTCCACTGAGATGGTAACTGATGGCTTGTGTTCACACCAATGCTTCTGATACATCATCCATAAGTCTAGGTGCTGAGTAGCTGTCAAGTCCTCACGCAGTAGTGCATTGTGTGGTGCTTTCTTAGGAAAGCTGAAGACAGTAGTAGACTCAGGACGCATGACACAATCTTCTGATGGTATCCCTTGCTCTGTCATGAACGATGTAAGAGGATCTTTCTTATCGCCCCTAACCCTGCGGACATAATACTTACTATGTCGAGGATGAATACCACTGGCAGAATCAACAAGCTGACTAACAGTGCCACTAGGTTTAACACAAGTGATGGCAGTAGAACAAGGAATATTGAGGTCAGTGGATAGCTGTAAGTTAGTATCAACTGATATGTCTTTGAGTCGTTCAAGAAGTGTTCTAGTCTGTTCAACAGTATCTCCTAATAGTTTGTTGTCCAGTATACCAGTCAGTGATACACCTAGTAATCTCTCTTCCTCAGTGTTGCGTTGCCATATCTTTCTAAGGTAAGGGAAGTGTGTCATAGTAGACTGATAAGTACCTAACTGTGTAGCCAGTCTGACCTTACGTTCTAGGTCATAGATACTATCACCTTCTCTGACTACTACCTCAGATAGATTACAGAACTGGTATGGTCTAAGGATAATCTCAGAGCATGGGTTAGTACCAAACTCCTGTTCAGTATCTCTACGTCCATTCTTCTTAGCCTGATTGATAGCAGCCTCTCTGTTAAAGATACCACGCTCACCACTGTGACTATGATATAAGCTAGTCCACTCATTCATGAACTGTCCTACGTCAGGCTTGGTAATATATACAGCAGAGTTGTTAGCCAATGCTCTGTGAGGATTAGCTTCCCACCATTGACCTGTCTTAGCGTGACGCATCTTGTCATCCTCTAGGTCAGACAATGAGATCATAGCTGAACGCCTAACACCACCCACTACTACTACCTCAGCTACCTTACACATGATGTCGTGGCACTCTAGGGTGTTGAGCTTACGTCCTGCTGCACCTTGAAACTTACGGATAACAAACTCAAACAACTCATTGAGTGGTGCTGGTCCACTGGCTCTACCACCAAAGGTCTTGAGTCTAGCACCTGCTGGTCTGATCTTTCTTAGATCCCACTTAGGTATCTCACCTGAGTACAGTAGTGCTATGACTTGACGTAATGCTTTAGCCCAGCCTTCTTTACTATCAGATACAACAACAGTAGAGTCAGACTTAAACATCTTCTCTGGTATCTCAGGTAGCTTGTCAACATACTTGTGTTCAACACTAAAGCCTACACCTGTGCCACACAGTAAGATATACATTGCCTCATCAAAGCATTTAGGATCATCAACAGGTAGATAACTACAGTTGTATCCTGCTGTGTTGTCCCTCTCAAGAGCCTTACCTGCTGTCATAATAGAACGCATGGAAGGTACTATCTCTAAGTTC